TCTTTATCTCCAATTTTAGCAGCTGCTGCTTCAGCTGAGTAGCCATCAGCTCTTAAGTCATTATATTTCTTTTGAGCATCACTCATATTTGTAACATCCTTACCTAAAGCTTTTTGTAAAATGGACATTTTTTCTTGTTCCATTATCATGGCTGCTAATTCCTCTCTACCCATCCCCATGGCTTTAGCTGCTGCTTCTTGTTGTATAACATTACCAGAACTAAAAGCTTGCATTATAGCTTCATTTTTCATTAATTCTTCAGACATTTTACCCATATCACCTTGCAAAGCAAATTGTCTAGCTTTTTCAAGATTTATATTTTGGCCTAAGAGTAACTCTGCTTCAAGTTCTGCTTGTATTGAACTTTCAAAGTCTAATAAACTAGAGGCTATACTTTCTGCTTGTTGCATGTTAACCCCTAAAGCTTTCATTGACATTACTTGTTTTGTAAGTTCAGCTGTGCTACCTTTAAATGTTAGCTGTAGAGATTTAGATGTTTTGCCTATGGCGTCTTGTACTTGTTTTTGACTTAAAGTTAAACCCTTTTGTTTATTCATTTCCAGTACCTGAAGGGTTTGAGTTTTTAGGATGTCTTTAGCACCTTTACCTGTTTTCATTGCTTCTAAAGCAAAAATACCTTGAGATTCTTCAGACATGTTTGTTCTTCTAGCTATAGAAGTCATATCTGCTGCAAGTTTACCTGAGAATTTAACTGAAGATCCAAAATAAGTGTTTAATCTTTCTTGGGTTTTCATTAATTCTTTAGAATTAACCATTACATCTTTAGATGATCTGGCTATTTCACTCATTTCTCCTCTAAGCTTAAGGGCTTCTTGGTATGAAATACCATTATTTTTAGCAAATTCCCCTGAGGCTTTGTCTACTTCTGTCATAGCTTTAACTAAAAATGTAAAAGCACCCTGTATTAAATTAGCTGCTGTGAAGGCTTTCATTAAATTTCCACCTAAATTTTTAGCTAAACTACCCATAACGCTAAAGTTTTTAGCTGTTTTACCGCCTGCAGCTTCAGCTGCTAAAAACTCTTTTCGAGTTTGCCCTATTGCATCAGATATTCCAAGAGCTGGTAGACCTGCTTTTTGTAAGGCTTTATCTAATCCTCCTGCTAGTTTAGCACCAAATCCTAACTTTTTATTAAATTGGCCTTCTAATCCAATTCTATCATTAATTTTATCTATTAAATCTTGTTGAAGATTTCCTTTATCTTTTAAAATCCCAAGAGCAGCTACAGCTTTTTCTCTATCCTCTTTATTCATTCGGCCAATTTTTAAGCCGTCTTTCTGTTGTACTTTTCCATCTTGGGTTCTAATACCCATTTCTTGTAGTAAAGCAGCCGCATTATCTTTAGCCATTTTTTGGGAAGCTAAAGCTCTTTCTTTAATAGTTGTTAATTGTTTTTTAGATAAACTTCCTAGATCTTCTTCTTCATTAGCTAATTTATTAGCTTGAGTTACAAGCCCCTTCATTCCCTTTTCTAATAGTTTAGTGGAATTTAAGGCTTTAGGATTAATTTCATTAACTACGGATTTTAATGTTTTTGATAAATCATCAAAAGTAGTGTCTAATTTTCTAATTCGAGATTGTACACCATCTAACCCAACTTGGAGCTTTTTAATCTCTTTATCAGCATCCTTAATTTTATTAGGGTCCATACCCTTAAATGGATTATTTTCTCCTAATTTATTGTATTGTTTTTGAATTTGATCTAAAAGATCTTTTATTTCCTGTATTTTTTGTTTGTCAGCTGCCATTAAAAAATGTGTTGGCTATAAATACTAAAAAAATAAATTATTTATAACTGCTTTTACCTTGATAAGGTTTAGAAGCTTTTAAAAATTCCGGGGTGTTTACCTTACCTTCTGAGTTTACTAAAGTTTTTGAGTTTTCTTTATTAGCATTTTCATATTCAGACTTTTCTTTTTTCCTAAATTCAACTATTTGATTAATTGTAAATTTTCTTAACCATATGGGCATATTATATATAGTGTAATAATCATACCCACCATTACCATGGAATACTAAATTGTGAATTGTTTCAAATAGATGGATTCTATACTCAAGCGTCAGGCCAAAGAAACCCGGCTGTCATAGGAACGACAGCATCCTCCTCTACACCATTTTCTCCCATATAATCAAATTCCATTACTATATCAGGTTGGGTTTTTCTAATGTGTTCTCTAAATGATCTAGAGTCTCTAGCTAAAAGGTAATTATCAACAAATTCTCTTATTTTTACATTTTCAGTTTCTCCGTTTACGGATAGAATCATGTGTTTTAATCTAGTAGATAAATCAGGAGATGATCCTTTATTAATCTTTTTAAGACCTTTTATTTCCGCTTCTATTTTTTTTTCATCTCTAGAATTTAAAATTTTGTATGTTATTGCAGTACTAGTATGAGGCAAAGTAAAAGCAAATTCATTTTTTCCTTCTAACATTGTAGATTCATCTAAGTATCTTGTTTCTAATGTAGTTAAATCAACATTTATATCTTCATTATTATATTTAAAGTTATAATCTTTTCCATATCCTAAAACACGTGCTGCAATTAGTATGGCATTTTTATCTCCTGTAATTAGATCATCATAATTTACATTTTTGTCTATGATTAAGGATTTTAATAATTTATCTATTACTATTCCTTGTTTAATGTAATTTTGATTTGTTAAAATGTCCTCTTCTTTAGCAGTCATGTATTTCATTTCTACTTTTCCACTTGATAGTGGGTTTTCTTTTGGATAAATTAAACCTTTTGATGGTAATTCTACTTCTTCAGTAGGGAATTTAAATTCGCTCATAATCTTTTATTTGTTAATAACTTTAATTTATTATAAATACCAATATAAAAAAGGAGCTTGACATAGCCAAACTCCTTTAAATAGAATATTTAAAAATTTATTAGAAATTTAATACAGCATAGTCAATTGATAGTTCAACTGTTAAATTAATTGCAGTGTCTACAGTATCCCAATTATATTCACCAAAGTTAGTATTAACTACAAAAGCACCTTTTAGTACCCATTCTGAGACTATATCTCCTACGGGTCCTAAAACATCAATAGTTAAATCTTTTTTATAAAAATCAGAATAACCATCTCTACCTGTTACAGATTCATGGTGTAGTCTTACCCATTCCATTACTGCTTGTGCTCCTGAGGGGGTAATAGGATCAAATAATGTCATGGTCATATTTTGCCATGCTGATTTTCCTTTGACTTTTCTTTCTACGTTAATATGGTTAAGAGTTACTACTCCTTGTTGTAGTGTTACTGCACTCATACCTTTAACCATAAAGCTTGGTATACCATCCATATATAGGATGAATCTATTCGCTTGCTTTGGTTCAAACGCGGTGAAGAATATTTCGTTGGGATCTAATACTGCCATTTTTTATTGTTTATTTTCAATTATAAATATCTAATTTTTTGGTTTTTATGATGGGAAAGTAGCTCCAGTTGGTAAGATATTAAAATCTAGGTAAATAAATTCAGCTGTTTTAGTTGGTTGAACATATATTTGACCCACTAATTGATTTCTATCTATAACATCTGGCGTGTTATTACTGTCGTCCATTACTACTTTAAAAGCATATAAACCTTGTCTTTGTTGTACACTTTCCATGTACGGGTTAACTTGTCCTAAGAAGTTATTTCTTGTAGCTATTGTATTTTGTTCAAATACTAAATTATCTGCTACTTGAGAAATGAATGATTTAAGTGCTATTAGTAATCTTCTAACGTTTACTCTATCCATAGCACTTGCCTTTTTCTGTAGTGTTTTCTGGCCAAATACCACTACTCCTGTGTTTGGGAATGTAGCAATTGGGTTAACATTTGCAGTGTACAGATCATTTCTATTTCCGTTTGTTAGTTTTCTTTCTGCTCTTAATACAGTTGACAATCCACCTCTATTTAAACCTGCTGGCGCAAACCATGGCTCACCTGCTCTATCATTAAATGCATATACTCCTGGTATCATTGTGGAAGCTGGTACCCAAATAGTTTTATTAGTGTCTGGGTCAATTGTTTGTAGCCAAGGCCAGTATGTAGCTGCATATGAAGAATCAATTGCTGCTGCTCCTCCTGTTACTAATGATAAATTTTCACCCCATTTTACTAAATCTATTATAGATAAATTATCTCCTCTATTTTGAGAATTATTCACCATAGTTGTTAATTCACCTGTAGCATTTAAAAATCCTTTTATCAAACCTGGTGCTGTGATTAAATTATATTGGTAATCATCTTTATTAGCTAATAAACTAAAAGCTACAGCATATGAACCGTTATCAGGAGATGCTAAAGCATCACTATCAAACCCTTGAGTATTATCATTACTAATTAATTCGTTAAATAAGGCTGGACTATTAGCTGTTGTAAAATCTGTACCTGTTGCACTTCCAAATGTTCCTGAGGTTGCTACTGGGATTGAAGATGTAAATGCTGTTTTAGCATCTCCGTTATTATCAAAATAATTTAATGTAGGAGAATTAACTGAATCTACATACACATATCTACTTCTGTTAAGATAACTTCCTTCATTTTTAACATAGTACTCACCATTATCTTCAGTAACTGTTTGTTTTGAATTTCCTATTACTTTTTCAATATAATCATTTGAGTTAGGATCTAATGACACATTTGCCCAAGTTTCTAATATGGTTTTATTATTTGAAGCATCATTACCTCTTCTGATTAATAAACTAAAAGTACCTGAGGATGTGTTAGGTGAAATTATTTCCCATCTAACATTATCTCTAGTACCATTAGTTAAAGTATTATTATTTCCTTCACTACCACTACTATTCATAATAACTCCTTCTGATAGAGTTTTTAAAGTAAATGCATTTTCAGTATCTTCATTAGCAATTGTTGTACTAGTTGCTGAAGTATATGAACCACTAACTACTCTAGTTACTAATAATGAATCTCCACCTTGTTGGAAATAGTTATATGCTGAGACCGATGTAAAATAAGTGTATTCCGCACTACCACTTTCTACTACTGTTCCAAATACATTTTGGTAATCTGAATATGTGGTGACTAGTGTAGGTATTCCAACTGGTCCTTTTACTGTTGGTCCTACAATAGCTGCTCCTGCTTGAATGGGTTGAGCTTGTAAAAAAGATTGGTCGTTTTCTCTAGCTAATACGCCCGGGGATATAAGTACTTCTGCCATTTTATAATAAATTAATTTTGTTTATAAATACTACAGAAGGTTTTAAAAGTCAATTAAGCTTGAACAAACTCGCCACTTTCTAAATTAACTGTTCCTCTGCCGTATTTTTTTTCTAATTCTTGAGCCACTTGAGATTGTTTTACTTCAAGTTCCTCTAATTGTTTATGTAATTCTTTTTTAGATTTTTCAAGATAGTTTTGTTGATATTCAACATTTCCTAACCCTAAAACTAATTGATTTTGTTCTTCTTGTAACGAAGCTAATTTTTCAATTTCTTCTTTAGTTATAACTTTTTTGTCCATGCGTATAAATATTAATTATTTTGTTTAAAATATAAATATAATACAAAAATATCTACATTCCAAATTAATTTTAACCTTCATCATTAGTTATTTGCATATACGAAATTGATGCTTGTATACTACCACTTATATCAGTTTGAGCTTTTAAAGAATCACTATTATCTAATACAAAAGTTCCATCTATAGCTTGAAAAGATGATCCAAGAGGTACAACAACACTCTTAGCTAAAAAATATTCTTTATTGCTATCACTACTATCAACCCATTTTAAAGTAACTTGTGCGTTTGAACTTGTAAAATTTGTTAAATGTATTGTTTTTAATAATAGTTTATTTGATGCTCCCGCTGTCAATATTGTTGAAAATGATCCTGAGTGTATTTCGTGTCCTTTGTTTAAGTATTCCATTTTTTATTTTTTAATCGATATTATAAGTTCCATTCAAAAAATTCATAACACCATTTCCTAATTCTGTTGTATAATATGGTTTTGAAGGAAAACCAGCATCTGTGTACGCTGCTGTTCCTTCTACATAATCAAATAAACCATCTATATTATCTAATGCTTTTGATTCTATACCGTAATAAATATATTTCTCATTAAGAACTATAGTATCATTGGCGATTTCATTTGATTGGTCTTTAGTTAAACGGTAAGATATGTAAGATTTTACATTATTCCACCTTGTTTGTCTAGCTTCCTGAGCTTTTGCTATGTATATTGACCAATATTCTTCTTGTTCAGTATCTGTGTATAATGTATCTCTATCTTCTTTA